GGAACTCTGGGCGGGAACATCAGCACAAAAGCCGTGATGTCTCCGGTACTGGACAAGTCCAGTCCGCCATAGCAGTCACGGCCTTTGAGGGCTTCCATATCGATTGGCTGATTTCCGAGGTTGTAGATGTGTTCCGGGATGAATCTCGTCAGCGAGGACACCCACATATTCAGACGGAGCTGCTTGAACACATTCTCCTCTGCCGGGTTATCAAGTGCTTCCTGGTACGCATCCCGGACACGCTGGATCTGGATGGTCTGGCCGAGAGAGGGATTGGCTTTATACCAGTTGGCTTCATCGTGCCAGTCATCTTCATCTGTCAGTCCATAGACCACGGGGTAAAATGTGTGGTCGATCTTACGGCCAGCCAGCAGGTCAAGCGCCTTCATGTGGAGCTCGTAGCAGATGCTCTCTTTGTCCGTGCCGGCCGTGGTGATTAAAAAGAACAGAGGCTGTTCACGGGCATCACCGGAACCTTTGGTAAGGACATCGTAGAGTTTTCGGTTTGGCTGGGCATGAACCTCATCCAGAACAAGACCCGACACGTTCAAGCCGTGCTTCGTGCCAACTTCGGCAGAGAGAACTTGGTAGAATCCTGCGTTCCCGTAGTTCACAATGCGCTTGGTGGCTGCCATGATCTTGCACCGTTTCAAAAGTGCTGGGGTCATCTGCACCATCTGATGGGCGACATCAAAAACGATGGATGCCTGCTGGCGGTCGGCTGCAGCACCATAGACTTCGGCAGATGGCTCATTATCGGCAAAAAGCAGATACAGAGCTACCGCAGCGGCAAGCTCGGACTTGCCATTCTTCTTGCCGATTTCGACATAAGCCGTGCGAAACTGACGGTTTCCTCTCTCGTCCACGATGCCGAACACATCCCGGATGATCTGCTCCTGCCAAGGAAGCAGCCAGAACCGCTTGCCCGCCCATTTGCCTTTGGTATGGCGCAGGTTTTCGATAAAAGTCACTGCCCGGTCTGCTTTTGCGGCATCGTAATGACAGGTCGGAAGCATGAACCGGCTGGGCTTGTAATCCTTCAGTTTCGGATAGTTTTTCGGTCTGCACTCTGCCATCAGCTTCCACCTCCTCCCAGCAGATTCTCCATCTCATCGGCTGCATCCGCAGGACCACCGTCCGAAGCAATGATCCGGCTTCGGGAGGACGGGGTCAGACCGAACTGCTCTGCGAACTTGTTCATGATCTTCAGATAAGTCTGGGCGATAGATACCTGCGGCACTTGCTGCCAGTACCCAGACGGGGTCTTGACGATGGTGCCATGCTGGGTGATGAACTCCTCCGCCTCTTTCCATCGGGCATACGCTTGACAATAACCGGCAAAGGCAGCCATATCTACTTCGGTCAGGATGCCGATGGCTTCCATCTGTTTAGCAAGTCTGCGCCATTCTTTCTTTGCTTCCGGCTCCAGCCACTTTGGACAGGCCGGTGCTTTCTTGTTAGGCTTCGGTTCGCTGGTATTCAGCGGATGCTTGCCCGGATTACCTTCCAGTTCCTTCATGGCGGTCGGCTTTGGTTTTCTGCCTCTGGTAGCCATTGGCTTCCCCTCCCTTCTGTAAAAATGGGTAAAGAAAAAGGACCTCCGAAGAAGTCCTTGAAATATCATTTTCCTAAACAGGAAACTTTTCTGTATAACTAACAAATAGTTTCCCATTTCGGCAACTTTATATAAAACACATCGGATACGAGGCACAGCCCCTTTTCGGGGCGTGTACCTTTTGGGTGCTGTTAGGCGTTGGGGTTGGCTTCCTTCCAAGCCTCGTACTCATCGACCAGCTCCGCTTCCTCGATGACCTGCCAGACGCTGCAGAAGCGGCTTCTTTGCTGCTCGATCTCCGCTGCTGTCCAGTCTTCCGGTTTGCGGCTCATGTCGTGGTAGGCATCCATCTCCGCTTTCGTCCGGAAGAAAAGGATCTGCTTCAGCTTCAGCGTTTCCTCGTTATTCCGCAGGCTGTACCGCCTGTCCTCTGCCGCCCTGCAAAGGCTTCCGAGGTCGCTGCAGCTGAGGGTCATGTCCTGCTTGAAGGCGATCTCAATGCCGATCAGCTTCTTCTCGGTGTCGGCTCCCTGAATGTTCTTAAGGTAGGTTTTTGCTTTGTTCGTCATGGTCTGTATCCTCCGTGTGTTTTGTTTTCCGTAGGGCTTCCCCCTTCGTTGTGACTGTATATTACCGTCACTGCCGGATACTATCAAGCGGCTATGCTGCACGATCATACACACCTCTTTTTGTCGGATTTATGTGTATTTCCACGCCGGAAGAATACGCCACTACGAGCAAAAGCTCCCGAAGGAGCTCTGCCCTTTTTCAGTGTGCGTTCTTGATGCACCACTCGATTGCGTGTCCGGCATCCGTGTAGGTCTCATCGGAAATCTTCAGAAGTTCCAGTCGGCACTCAATCGGTGACCAGCCTTCCTCTGGGTCTTCCACAAAGCCGTATACCGCTCCCTCCAGCATGCCATTCCAGTTCATCTGGGCAACCAAAACCCGGTCACCGAACTGCATGATGCTGTCGTAGCAAGGTCTGAGTCGGTCGTAGAAACTCTCAATGCTGATGTTGTTTTCTGGAAAGTCGATCAAATGCTTTTTCATGATAAAATCCTCCGTGTTTTCGTTTTTCCCTTGAGGCTTTCCCCTTTCGGTATGTGCATATTACCGTCAGGTGCAAAGGATATCAGGCGGCTAAAGTACACGATCTTCTGCCCGGAATACCAGGCAGAATGTACGTCACTCTGCGTCCTGCTCCATGAGTTCCACAATGGTGTCGTAGAAGAACTGCGGGTCGTATGCCAGCGGTTCCCGTCCGGCTTCCTTATCCACCCTGATCTGGTCTTCCACCATATCCTCTGCATCCTCCAGCGTGAAGGCATCCTTGTGGTTGTAGATTTCCACGATGACATCCATCATCCGTTCTCCCATGTGCTTTTCCTTCCTGCGCATCCACACCCCCACATCTGCCCCCGTCTGGGGCGTTGTCGGTTCATTCGGATCGTTTTGCCACCCGTGGCACAAGCCCCTGTGTGGGGCTGTGTCGGGGGCTGTCGGTTTATCTGTTCATCCGTCCCAGCAGGTAGGCTTCCTCCATTGCTTTCTGGATGCCCCAGACCGGAACCTCAATGAAGTCCTCGCTGTCATTGTCGCGGGCTTCGAGGTCGCCCCGGCTGTCTACCGCTGCCATCAGGCGCTTGGCAATCTCCAGCAGGGCTTTTTCCTCTTCCTTGGTGATGTTCTTCTTCATGGTGGTTTCCTCCATTTTTTCTTAGTTTTCCCTTTCGGTATGTGCATATTACCGTCTATGTCACACACTATCAAGCGGCTATACTACACAAATATGTTCCCCCGGAACTGTGCGTATTACGGCAGAAGAAAAGGGCCGCCGTTACCGGCAAGCCCCATGTGTTTCTCTGGCTTAGTAGTCTTCTTCGTCCTCGTAATCTTCCTCTTCGCCCCAGTCATCTTCCTCTTCATCCCAGCTGTCATCCTGGTCTTCTTCCTCATCCTTGAAGTCCCACATATCTTCGGTCGGCTGGTTTCTAAGGTCTGGGTTCTGCTCAACATAGTCGGCAACCGCTCCGCAAAGGATGTCCAGAACCTTTTCGTAGGCTTCCTCACTGTAGACTGCCCAGGCATCTGCAGTCAGCTTTGCGATTTTGTCGTTGCCCTTGGCTCCAAGGAACCGCCCTGCAGGGTTGCAGGTTTCCTTGCCGTAGCCGATGCCCAGCTGGTCGCCATCGTTGTAAAAGCGGTATCCGATGCGGCTCATTGCCCTTACCAGCTCCCCTGCGAGGCTGTCTGCCTTGCCCGTATCCGGTACCAGTTCCTTGAAAAGTTTATTGATGCGGTCTTCGTTCTTCGTCATTGTCGTATCCTCCGTTTTTGTTGTTTTCCCCTTTCGGTGACTGTATATTACCGTCACCTCGAAACACTATCAAGCGGCTAAACTACACGATCATCAAGCCCTGTAATTGTCATATTTATGTGTTTTTCATGCCGGATTTCGGAAGACAGACACGAGCAAAAGGCTGGTCATTTCCAGCCCCTTGCGCCTGTCGGTCTTGCCTTTAGCGGATGATTTCGAGGTAGCTTACGTTACCCCAGCAGTCCGTTCCCTTGAAGCGGAT